TAAGTTTTAATAAAGTTTTAAAAGAACATAATATAAATTCTTCAAGGAATAAAACACTTAAATTTTCTACTGTAGATTCGTCCTCATGTGCAGCAGCAGTAGAAGTTGAAAAAATTAAGTCTTCTGGTTCGGAAGGATTTGTAAAAGAGGTAATTCCACTGAATCCTCTTGTACAATCAACAAATTTTACATCAGTTTTACTGTCATATGATATAATTTCATCACCAATTTTGATTAATCCATTATTATCTGGAAATCCATCTGTATTATCAACAAGAATATCAGTAGCAGTTTCTTCAACTCTATTAATTAATGTTGTAGATTTAATAATATTACCACATTCACTCAATTTAATGTATGAATCAATATTATTAACCAAATCAATTGGAGCACCTTGATACTCTTGTCCCTTATAATAAGCACTTAAAAATTCTCCAACAAGTGGAAAATCTTCCCGAACGTATTCAGGAAGTTGATTTTTTACAATTTTATTAAGCTGAACTTTTTTTAGGGTCATTTGTTATCTTACAATCTTACCTGGGTTATAACTTGGAGTAACGGTGTAAGTTGACCCTGATGGATCGGCACCTGAAATAATTTCATCAACAACCATATCAACACGACTTTTATCTAATTGCAAATAAAGGTCTTGTAAACCAATAACATCATTAGATTCGGGTATAGCAGAAATTTCCAAAATCTCAACGCTGTCTTTAGGTTTACCTGATACTATATTTATTGGGTTTAAAGTGATGCGTCCTTTAACATAGTCAATAACACCTATATTACGTCTTACAACATTCGCAGGACCAGCATTTCCTGCTCCTGGTAAAGAAAATAGTGAAATTTTTCCTTTTTTCTTATCTGAATCAGGAATATCAAATAAGTATACGGTATCAACAATATCTAATACCTTAAAACCGCTAGATCTGATATTATATCCTTCCATTGAAGAAATATGAAACTGATTACCAAAATCAATCGCATATTCAGCAAATTGATTCGCAGCAATCCTTAAATCACGTCTTATTTGAATAGTAGTGATATTTGAAGAAATTGATTCATGACTTTGATCAACAATCTTCAAAAATTTACTATATTTGAATCTTGCACCATATTTGTTCAATTCTGCAGAATCAGCATACTTATCAATGTTGGATTTTACTAAACTAGAGACTGCTGCAACATTTCTTGCTAAATTTACGTTATAATAGACATTACTGACTGTTTCTACAAACAAATACTTTAAATCAAGGATTTCTGGGATAATTCCAGCTACAGAATACTTTTTAAGGTCTCTTTTGATGTTTTCCTTAATAGCATTCGAAATAAAGTCACCAGTTCTTGGTTTTATGCTAATAAAGACCTTTCCATACTGTGGAGGAACCAAATCTTCACCACCATAGACAGAAATTGACTCTGTTTCGGGATAAATCTTATTTGGAATCAAAATTTCATAATCATTTGCCGTTAATGCTCTATTTTGAGTCGCATATACTTGTGGAGCATACTTTTTAATGGATTCTGTGCTCTCAATTGATTGTCCACCTGATGATGACTCATTTGCGGTCACTAGAGAGATCCCACTAGTCACATTTACAGTAGAATCATTGCGAGTATAGACTAATTTACCACTAAAGGAGAAATTTGCTATTCCATTACCACTTTCACCTTTAGTTTTAATATAAGAGACATCAATTTGGTTACCATCTTGTAAGGCCTTACCAAAAATACCATCTCCGAAGATTATTTCATATTGTTCGTCTTCAACTTCCTGAATAAAGTAAATTGGAGAGTCTCCAGTGATTGTTGTACCAGAATTATTATCAAAAAGGTCATCTTGACGAGCATATGTTAAAGAAACTGAAGATTGAGGACTTGGTTTGACAGAAACCTTAAGTGTTTCTAAATCTATCCCATCATTTGATAAAATAAACTTCTGAAACTTGTTTCTAGAAGAATATATAAAATCTTGCTCAATCATAGTGCCTTCATAGACCTCTACTTCGTCAAATTGAGCAATTCCATCAACAACACTAACAGATTTATCTTCAGTAATACCAAAAACGAAAGATTGACCATTAAATTGCTTACTTGTACCAACAACAGCACCTTTTTTAAGAACTACAGTAGGTGGTGCAGGTGAAACTGATGAAATATCACAAAAAAAGTTAATTGTTGCTTTTGCAGCCTTTTTTGAACGTGGTAAATATCCAATATTTCTTGCTAATGCAACAACATTCTCTCTTAATGTTGCACTATCAATAAAAACTTCATTAGATACCATATTGGCATTGTATGAAGTGATATATGTGTTATATGCTAATACATTTAATATTGTTGACAGGTTAGAACCCTCAAAATCATAATCAGTAAAGTCTGAATTAGATTTTAAGTAATCTTTAAGAGTAGTTTTGATCTGTTCAAAATCCAGACCAGTAAAATTTAAAAGTGGCATTTATCTAGACGGTAGCAACACGAATTCTAATTCTTGAGGAGGAGTATCTGAACCCTTTATTGAATATACTATTAAAGCATCCATTTGATTGTTGTCATAATTAGGTATAATTTCAACATTTAATAAATCAACCCTCGGTTCGTATGTTTTTATCATATAATCTATATCATCACGTATTGTGAGAGCAGTTACATCATCAATATTCTCAAATAATGATGCAGAAAGTTCAGATCCAAATTCTGGATCGAAAAATTTCTCTCCTTTACGCATAAACACAAGATTTTTTACAGAGCGAGCAATTGCAGACTCATTTTTCAGACCAATCAAGTCATCATTAAGAGGATTACTCCTAAAAGACATGGAAAGATCCTTAAAACCTTGTTTTACCCTCTCTAAAGGCATAAAAAAACACCAATTATTAGTTATTTATTACGAATTTTTACCTATATTCTGTAATGACCTCATATGACTCAATTTCATTGATGTTTCGGTCATCATCACCTGCTAAACGTTCGAAAAAATCGTTCGAACTCTCCATTGTATCACGCTTTTTTGGTGTTTTTATGTCGTGAGAGATTTCACGAAGCATTTGGACTGGTTCAACTGCCATTTTGACCTCCGTAAGGTGGAATTTAAGTAACAAAAAAGGATATCTGGTGTTAATTCCAAATATCCTAGTACATATTGACTATCACTTGTGTTTATTTAGACACCTTTTGTCTCATTTATTGCTTCTACAATAATATTCTTCAATTCTCGACGTTTTTTCTTACCGAGACCCGCCCGTGTGTCTATTTGAACCTTAATCCAATAGACAAATGCAAGAACTAGGATGAACTGAATGCCTTCTCCCCATGACATGTTCCATGCTTCATTCAAGTCGAGACTCGCTGCTGCGAAGGTGTTGATTAAATTCATCTTCCTTGTCCTCTATACTTCTTTTTGGCCTCATTACGAGAGGTCGCTGCATACTTGGTATGTTTACCCGTTCCCTGACGAGTTTTTTTAGGACGTGTTTCAACAAATTCTGTCGAACCCCATTGTCCCGTTTTAGTTTTAACTGGCATAATGATTAATTGTGTGGATTATAAAGGTTTAATAGGTATACTGCTAGAATAATACCTATGATGACTATAAGAGCACCATAGGTGACTAGTGGAAAAATCATAATAAAGAATCAATTTTGGTTTTAACAGACTCGTCTGTCGCTTTAACACGGAATGAGACTCCATCTCTACGAGAAAGTTCGGTGAGGATCTCCGCAGAGAGATCCCATAACTTTTCTGTGGATCCCTCTTTGATTAAACGAGATAATTCGCTCATTATATAACCCTTGTCTTTTCATGCCCTACACGAATACGAGGGTCTGCCCAAATCTCATAGTCTGCATCCTGTGCATCAAGACAGAATGATACGTCCTCTCCACACATATCCTGAACATCACCCGATTCAAAGACTTGCATCTTAGGAGCAAACCAAGGATACTCTAACTTCTCAAATACGCCATTCTTAATTAACACCCAACCGAAACCAGTATAGTCAACTGTGAAAGGCTTGTTACGTTTGCCCATAGACTCAACAGTTTCATGATTCATAACTCCGCCGTTCTTACGGAAGTCTTCCTCTTCTAACCAATGAGCAACTGAGGTAGTATGTCCATCTTCTGTAGCATACCAACCTGCTGCGATCTGTCTTTCTTCACCTTCCGCAGGTATTGCTAGATCGCAGAGTTGCCAGAACTTCTCCACATTAAAAACAATATCATTATCAATCCATAACTGATAATCATATTCTAGTTTACCATCCCAAGGTATCTGCTTAGGTCCACGAAGAACATTTGCACCAAGACACTTACATCTTGCAAAGTTCACCATAGAAGAATAATCTTGTGATATCTGTATGCTCATTCCTGACTGTACCATATCAAAGCACAGTTGTACAAAGTTCTTTAAGAAAGTATAAGAACAACCTCTGCCAGGAAGACAGAATACAATTGTCTTACCTTTCATCCTTTCTTTAATTGCAGGAATATCCCAACTAGGTGCTTTCTTAGTCGGTGCTTTGGCCTTAACAGTAAATCCTTTTGCCATAACTTGTAATTACTTCATTTCAATTATAATGCAATTCTATGTATATGTCAATAAGAATCTCCTCCTTGTGGTTCTGTGTATATTCTCACAGGTCCACCAACACCTACTGTGGGGGCAGCTTTCTCATAACTTAAATCTTCTGCGTCGTAATCTGTC